TCGTTTCAAACGATTTATCTCCGAAGGGAAGATAGAGTAATTCTACGAACGGAGCAAGGTAGAAAAATTATTATCAAAAGAATTGTACCGGAAGAATGGCAGCCATATCGAATTTATCAATATGAGCGTGACCTTAACGAAAGTAAAAAGGAAATTTTCTTATTTGATAAGCAATTTACTAATCAGCTTTCTTCAGAATTTGCTGCTTCTCTTCGAAGTAAAGAGTAATATATGGCAAACGGAGATTTCAATCCTTCAAAATGTCTTATCACAAAAGCAAAGGTAACATCCTTTAATACCGGTAAGACTGAAAACATTATTGCGCTAATCGGTAAATGGTCGATTAGTCAATCGATTGATTCTGCGTCATATTCGATCGTGTTGTCATGTGCCGACACATTAGGCTGGCTCGAAGGAGATACTCCATTTGGCGAAGTACGTGGCGAAGAAGAAATTGAATTATCTTTCCATTGCATGGACCTCGACACGAAAGTTAATATAAAAGGTGTTATCTATAAGATCGATGCAGTACAGGCGACTGCTAATCACGGTGGTCTAGTCTATGATTTACACGTCATGTCAAAAACAACCTTTGATGCAGCGTCTAAAAGAATAACAGAAGCATTTAAAGAAAAAACAGCGAGTGAAGTTGCGCGGACAATATTTAACAAATACTTTACAAAAATCGGTGGTACAAATAATATGGGAGCTGAGCAGCTTCCATTGAATGCAATGAGAGGTGGTATTGATTTAAATGGTGATGCACCACGAGCTGTTTATATTGAGCCGAGTGCTGATACACTAAGCCTTAAGACAATTATTCCAAATCTTCCATCGCAAAGTGCTATGAAGTTTCTTGCTCAAAGAGGATATAGTGAAAAATCAAAGTCATCTTCTTATCGATTCTTTGAAACACTCAACGGTTATTATTGGGTAACAGACGAGTGGCTTATTGACTTTGGAAAAAATAATCCACATCGAAGAAAAGAATTAGTTTATAATCCGGTCACATCTCTCGATCCAGCAGATGCCGAGCTTCAGATTAAAACAATCGAGAATATGATTAACAGCCAAAAGGTAAATGATGCTGACGATATTACGAGTGGTGGATACAAGAATCGTTGCTTTCAAATCGATTTATTGAGAGGCAAGGTTACAGATACACTTTATGAATATGACACCGGCGAATTCACAGACATGGGACAGGGCTCGATTCTTGACGATATTCATACGCCCGAGTGGATTAAACAATACACAAATAAAAATAATGCAAAAAGATTTATTACCTTTGTCGATTATAAAGAAAAGAATGTAGGCGTAAATAGACCAAAGCAGTTTTATCCTGAGATTATTTCTCAGCGCTTAAAGCACGAGCATCATATTCAATATACTTCTGCCATGCTTCAGATTAAGGGAAGACTTGATATTGAGCCGGGTATGATTATTGATGTAAAGGCAAAGAAGTTTAATTCGACAAAAAAAGAAGCTAAAGATAATAAGAGATATTCGGGTAATTATTTAGTAAAGAGTACAAAGCACTCAATGGAAGATGATGTTTTAACAACTACATTGCATATAGTAAAGTATGCAAGTGCGAAGGTTTAATTATGTTTGAGCAAGGCGTAGGAATACGAAATCCGCTTTTCTTCGTAGGAGTTATTGAAGATAACGACGATCCAACATTACTTGGACGAGTCAAAGTGCGTGCGTTTAGTATTCATGGCACTAACGAAGAGATTTCTACAGAAGATTTACCGTGGGCAATGGTATCTCACGGAAACTACGACCCAAATAATCCTCTCCCGTCTTTGAACTCGTTTGTTTGGGGTATGTTCCTCGACGGAAGAGATGCACAGCATCCTGTCGTACTCGGTCTATTACCGACTCAGTTTGTAGAGCCACCAAATCCAGATGTAAACAAATATGGTGTTATTCCAAAGCGAGATGGAAAATTATTAGGTAAAGGACTTACGCCGAGAGATATTGGCCATCCTCAAATGTCACGATTGGCACGAGGCGAAAGCATTGAAGAAACTGGTGTCGCCGGTCATGAATTAAATAGGATGGAAAAGTTTAAAATTGGTGGCACGGATAAAGTGTGGTCTGAACCACAATCGGCTTATGCTACTAAGTATCCACACAATCGAGTGATTGAAACTGCTCACCATTCTATTGAGCTCGATGACACGCCGGGTGGTGAGCGAATTACGATTCGACATAAAGAAGGGTCGTATGTTCAAATCGATTCAAAAGGTAATGTCGCAGAAAAATCTGTAGGCGCTAAGCACGACATAACGAAGCTTAATAAGTATGAAGGTGTTGGCCACCATCACGTAGTTACAATTGGTGGTGATGCTCATGTTTACGTAAAGGGCAATAAGACCGAAGAGATCGAAGGCAATTATAACTTACTCGTTCATGGCACGACAAACATTACTGCAGGTACTCAACTCAATTTAAATGGATCTGAACAGGTTCAAATGAGAGCTGCAGACGTTAACATTCAAGCTAACGTGGGTACAATGACAGTCCTTGCAGAAAAAGAAATTCAAATGCAAGGCAAGACACGAGTCAATATTAAAGGCAACACAATATATCAGCATGCTACGCTGAATCCATTAGCACCTCTCACGACCGGTAAGTTTGAATTCTTTGCAGAACGTAGTATGTTCTTTACATCTACTTCGAGCGTGCACATGCAGCAGAGTAACATGTATATTACTTGTAATGCGCTTGTTCCAGACGTTGCACTTGTTCCTTCGGTTGGTACCGGTTTGCATGTAACTTCTGGACCGGGCGGCATAACAATGGATTCGTTTGGGCCGATGAGCTTATGGGCTTCAACAAACGCAATTATCGAAGCGATTGGAGATCTTTCTTTATCTGGGATCACGAGAGCAGTAATGCAATCGGGGGCTAATGTTTCAATAAAAGCACCTACTGTTGCTATTGACGACGTTGTACTTTTGGCTTCTGGATTTGCGACCGATCGGCTCTTTGGACTGAATTCAACGACCGCAAAATTTGCATTACCTACAATTGATGCAGGTGAATGTAAGATGCCCGAACCACCCGCAAAGTCGACTTCTCTCTCTTATATTAAGTTTGAGAATACTCAGTCGACTGGCGGATATATTTCAGCAGAGGAATAACATGGCTTCTAATTGCGTAGACGTTACTGATCAGACAATAAAATACTCGGCAAACGGGCCTTTCGTCGATGCGCAAGGTGAATTTACGATTAGTCAAGTAAATAAGTTTGCTGAGGAATACGCTGCAAGTATCTTACGAGATGCTGAAACGAATCCACTTAAGAAAGCAATTAATCTTTATGGTGATTCGATTTACGACGCACGCGATTTCCTTAATGGTGATTTCTTTAGGGCTCCTTATGTTCAAGAAGAGTTAGCCAATTATCCAGATCTCGAAAAAAGATGGAACAAGGGTAACATTACTAATATTGAATTTTCTGATTTCCTCAATGATTACAACCTTACGCCTCAAAGCTTAATTAACAAAGGTAATAATAACTATACTGGTTTGCTTGGAGACCTCGATGGATATTATAAAGCATCGTTTTCTGATAGTATATTAGGTGGTTTTTGTAAGCTTGTTCCTCAAGTTTTTGGCGCGATTGACGCTTTCTTTGATACGCTTGTTGCAATAGAAGATGCTATCACAAAAATATTAGCTACTATTAGAAATCTTGATGAAGCTCTCGATGCTTTAGCACAAAAACTGACAATCCAATTTTTAATTAACGAAATCAAAAAGTTAATTACAGAGTTAATTAATCAGGTCTTTGCAGAGGTTGCTTCTATTGTTGAGAACTTTAATATTGAAGAAATCATTGGAAATATTAGTACCTTTATTCGAGAAGATATCGTCAAGCAAATCGTAGCACAAAAAGAGCGAGCCTGCTTGCTTCTTAACGATGACAAAAAGAAAAGCGTTCAGGAGCAAACAGAAAGCTTAATTGATTATGTTGCAGGACTTTTTCAGAATCCACAGCTTGAAGAAATTGAGTTCATGATTATGAGATTTTGTGCTTATGCTACACAAATCGAAGCTCTGATTCGAGATGTAAATCAACCACTTGCGGATTATACAAATCGGTATCGAAGGATTACTGATAGATTAAAGACTATTTCCAATCTTAACACTTCTACGGCCGTCAGAAATGGTGGTATTCGTTTATCAGACGAACGTAAGAAAGAAGTAATAAATAGTATGGAACAGCAGTGGGATGAGAATGAAGAAACAGTTAACCCGCCTCCACCGACTGTAAAAGAATATTTTGGTCTTCCTAGCTGTAAAGCAGTAAAGGAAGGAACGGATCCAAAAATACAGATCTCAGGCGACTGGACAGATCCAGAAGTATTAGGGCTTGAAGGTTGGGTTAATATAGATCTCGATGTAAAGGTCTACTTAGTGAGGCTTCAAGAAGCTCTAGGGCAAGGCAAGCTCAACGTGATTGCCGGCTGGAGAGACGAAGCATATAACGAAGAAATTGGAGCATCACCTGAGTCTCCGCATTTGACTGGTTTAGCAGTCGATGTAGAAATCATTGGAGACGCAGACGAAATGTGTAGGATTGCTCTCGAAAAAGGATTCCGTTACTGTAAGGTAAATAGTAGTTTTGTACATTTAGATCTTAAGCCGAGGCCGCAAGGATGACAGTTCAAGTATATACACCGAGAACGAAGAAGCCAGTCCTATATTCTGACTTCAGAAAAGATCTCGCTAAAAGTCCTGTCTCAAACGACATTGCCGTTTTGAAAGACGAAGATTCGGTAAAAGAATCAATTAAAAACCTGATCCTTACAGATCCAGGCGAGCGTTTAATGCAGCCATTTATTGGTGGTGGTATTCGTGCACTCTTGTTTGAAAATATTACGCCCGCCGTTATTAAGATTATCGAAGACAGAGTTAGAACGACAGTTGAAATTTATGAGCCACGAGCTGAGCTTATTGATGTAACTGTTTCATCGAATATTGATGACAATCAAGTCGGTGTAACTGTAAGATTCTATGTACAAAGTCAACAACAGCCAATCATACTTAACGTTATTTTAGAAAGGATAAGATAAAATGGCCACTCCATCGACGCCAATCACAGAGCTTGATTTTGACGCTGTAAAACGACAGCTTAAATCATATCTGCAAACTCAAACACAATTCAAAGATTACGACTTTGAAGGTTCGAACATGAGTGTGTTGCTCGATGTTTTGGCATATAATACGTTTCAAAATAACTTTTATACTAACATGGCACTTAACGAGATGTTTCTCGATTCGGCTGTATTGAAAAACTCTGTTGTATCTCATGCAAAAGAACTTAACTACGTTCCAAGATCTCGTAAATCTGCAAAGGCAGTCGTCAATGTAAGAATCTATGACGAAACACGAGACGACCAAACAATTACTATTCCAAGGTTTACTGACTTTTCTTCTAACTACCTTGGTGAAAATTTTAACTTTGTTACAGACGAAACGTATGTAGCAAGAAAATCAATTGACGCTGCAACTGGAGATACATTTTATGTTGCAGAAGGTGTAGAGTTATACGAAGGCCAAACACTTACGAGCTTCCAAAGGGAAGGCTTTATTATTGACGCAGATGGAAAGCTTCGAGTTCAGCTAACTAACGACAATACAGATATTGAATCTCTCGTCGTATTTGTTGACGCAGAAGAAACAGAAGATAAGAATATTTTCACGAGAGCAAACTCGATTTTTGGTGTACAGCCTTTAGATAAAGTGTTTTATGTAGAAGCATATTTTGATAACTCATACGCAATCTATTTTGGTAACAACGAGTTTGGACTTCAGCCCGAGCCTTTCGAAGACGTAAGAGTTCAATATCGTATTACATCAGGTGCAGACGGAAACGGTGCTAACGTATTTACTACAGGATTTACCGAAGGTGATATTCGAGTCGAAACAGTCTCGGCCGCTACCGGTGGATTAGAAAGAGAATCACTCGATAGTATACGATTCTTTGCACCAAAGTCAATTCAAATTCAAGATCGAGCCGTTACTACAAAGGATTATGAAATTTTGCTTAAGCAGAGATTCCCAGAAATTAC